TCGCGTGTCCGGCCAGTTTTGCAAAGCATCCTTTGCCAGCGACGCAATCACAACTGACTTGCCAGACCCGCCAGGCATGTTCAAAACCGGATGGCCTGTTGCGTTCTTCTCAAACCATGCGTAAAGCATTTCTAAGGCTCGGCGTTGATAGGGGCGGAGTTCGATCATTCCAACACCTCAAACAGCGACATCTGCGCTGGCAGGCTCACAGCTTCCTCGTCATCAATCTCAACGTCAGGTTTCTCGCCACGCAAATACCGCTCGCCATTTGGGGCACGTTCACCAAACAACACCTCCCACTCATGGCGCTCGGCCCAGTAGGCGTCCCAGACAGATTGATTTTGGTTACCCCACGGGCAATCGCGCAAGTGTTGGATGTAGGCTTCTGGGCGCTGAGTCATTGCGGCCCCGCTGGCATCTTGGCCCAGTAGCTGACATCGCTCACCACGTTGGCCGAGCTGGCGCAGCGCCACTCGTCTGCTTCTGATTCATACCAGCCAAACCACACAGGTTCGGTGTCTGGCTCGGAAAGTGCAATCAACACGGTTTCAGAATCGTCGGGCTTAAAAAGATGGGCATCAAACCAAACAAGAGTTTCGTTAGTCATGCCACCACCCTCGCCCCATTTCCCCGCAGCCTCTCAATCTCCACATCCCCAGCAGCACACATCGCAGGATTAGCCAGCAGCTCCTTGCTGGAATAAACGTGCGCGTCTGGGTCGCCGTTGGCCACGTCCTTGCCATCAACAACATAGATGGCCGTCCATTCATTTGGGCCATCCTTGCGTTTCCAATGAACCATGTCTGGATGAAGAACGTGACTCTCGCAACCGCTGACTTGCCATTCCAACGGAATGTCGTCAGCATCGTGTCTGGCGCAATGCCAAGTGCTGTCAGGCTTGGCCGTGCTATGGGCACAGGTGCGGCAGTTGACCTCGCGGGTTGGCTGCGCTTCATGGCACATCGAGTAGGCAGGGCACCACTTGCATTGATACCAACTTGGATCGGTACTCAGCGGCTCAGGCATCCGATCAGCCAGCGCAATGCGTTGACCGCGAGCTATGTACTTATCCGCAATGATCTTGTCGTATACGAGTCTTTCCGTATAAATGGAATCGTCGTCCTTGTTGACGGCGACATACAATGCGCGGTTGATGCCTGTCCCCGCCATGTAAAGCTGCATCTGCACAAAATGCTCTGGCTTGGACTTCTCAACGCCTTGCTTAACCACATCAGCAAAACTCTTGCTGCTGTGAGTCTTGAACTCTGCAATGTGCTTGGTCTTAGGCGCACCTGGCACGCCAGCGTCCAAGATGGCGTCGATGCTGCCCGACAGGTGACTGCCAAACTCAACCCGCATCTGGCTCTCCAGCGCCCGCACCTTGATGCCGATGGCCCGCAAGTCATCAATGATGGTGGCTTCTTCGTTGCGGCCCCGCCTAAACATCCGCAAGACTCTGCCGGGAAACGCTGGCTTGACCGCAAAGCGGAAGTTCAGCCACAGCCAGCGATCACAAGGATGGCCGACGATGGAACAACCCATGTGCGGGCGGGGCATCTCAAGGCTGGCCTGCGCCTCGTGGTGCTTGTCAATCAGGCTAGAGATGCTATTCTCTGGTTGGGGGATTTCCATCCTCTGTCTCCTTTGTTCAGTTAGCCCCACCCGTTTACGCGAGTGGGGCATTTTTTTACTTACGAGCCCAGGGTGGTGATGCCTTGGTGGCAGGCGTACCAGCAGGCGCGTCTGGCTTAGGCTGCGGTGGCAGGCTGCCGGTGTTGGACTTCCAACCCTTCACCTCATTTTGGGCACCGTAATCGCCGCTGGCTGGGCGCACATCAACCTTGATGGTCAGGTGACCGTTGATCAGCTCATCGGTGTCGCTGACAGATGCCAAGCCAAGCGCACGCATCATTTCCCCCAGTTGCTGCCTGCCAATTTCCTCAGCCTTGACGCTGGGGTTTTGGATGTTGAAGTTTGAGAACACCACGCGACCTTGGCACGATGGGCCAGTGATGTCATACCTGCACTTAATGTAGCTGCCGTTTCCGGCTTTAGTGCTTTTGACTTCGGCCTCGGTGATGATGGCGGTGTACCAACCAGCAGGCAGCAAGTCATACGATGGCGTGGATGGCTGCAATTCAGCAGCAGAAAAGGTTTCTCCGAGTTTCATGGTTCTTATTCCTTGTGAGCGATTGAAAAGGATGGACGCCCTGGTTTCGCGGTGATCGCTGGGGCTAGCAGGGAGGTGATTTGTGGGCTGGTGTTCTTCCATACGGTTATGTTCAACTCTGGTTTCCAACGGCACAGCGTGCCAAGGTGCGACTCAAGGCCATGCTGGGCGGCAAGTTCTTGAATCTTGTCGGCGTCAACCTTGCGGTCAATGCGCCCGGTGATTCTGATGACGTAGCCATCAACGTCTTTGCTGACGGTGCCATCCAAATCAGGCAGCAGGCCAAAATTCTTGACCATCTCATCCTCGAGACGGCGGCGGTTCTCGATGGCCTGGCGCTCGACCTCCTTTTCCGCCGCCCACTCAGCGGCAATCTCGCGCATGGCTCTCATGACGCACCGCCAATCTTTTTGATGATCTCGCCGAGGTCAGGTGCTTCCCAGGTGCCCAGCTTGCCCGAGCGATCCTTGGCAATCCACAGGCCATCGCTGTCGCACATCAACGCCCTCTGGCTTACGCCGTCGGCGTCTTTCTCGACCCTGAGCGCGAGAACTTCGTCAAAAAAATAGGGCAATGACTGCCCCGTCTTGTTGCCTGGCATTGATGGGCTGTACAAAATCCTGCCCATCTCGTCGGCAGTCTTTTCCAACTTTGCGGTCATCAAAACGTGCCGGCCAGGCAAGTCTCGGAAGGCGCGGATCACGTCGGCCATCGCTTCTTGCATGGCACCGTAGGCTTGCCTCGGATCTTTTGCGATCTTCTTCTCGGTGTTAAGGCAGACTTCTGCAATCTCGCTGATGCTGTCAAGAGCCACACTTTGAAACTTCTTTGCCTCACCGCTGGATAGCCATTCGTAGGCTTCCATCAAATCAGCCATGCTGCTGATCTCAAGATACGGCAAATCAGCGTCTTGGATGGACAGCAAGCCACCTTCCGCTGACAACACTACCGGGTTGGGCAAGGTTTTGATGAGGCTGGTCTTGCCAGCCCCTGCTTGGCCGTAGACCAAGACTTTGACCCCGTTGGCCGACAAGCCGCTAGTGGTTTTAAGTGAAATAGCCATGTTGGTTTTTCTCCGGTTTGGCGTTGGTAGATGCCGGTGACCGACCGGCGGCGGTAAAGCATTAGGGCTTCATCACAAAGATGAAGTAGTAAGCCAGCGGTGCGCCGATGATGGCGGCGGCTAGGGTGGCTTGCGCCACCTCAATCAGCAGGCGCTTCATGCTGGCGTCTTCCGGCAGTTTGACTCAACGCCAGGAAAAAACTCAGCGTTTTTGTATGCCAACCCCTGTTGCGTGCCGGGGCAGCGGCAGCAGATCATCATTCCATAACGCTGGTCGTTGATTGCTGGGTGCAACTTGTTGCCGGTGCTGCCGATGCGAACTGAACCTTGTGCGTTTTGCTGTTCCATTTTGTCTCTCCTGTTTTGCGCTTGTCGGGAAATCCGGTCAGCGCATGATGCAATCATAGCACAGGCTTTGCAGCCTGTGCTGACTTTTTACAAGTTATTTTGCAACCATCGCCAGACGGTTGGCGACGTAGCCTTGCAGGTGGGCCAGCAGGCGCTCGGGCGTGCTGCATGACACCGACAGGATCGTTTCGTTTTCTTGCCACAGGGTCAGGTCGAACATACAGAACTTGTCGCCTGACTTGGTGAACCCCAGTTCGCTGGTGATCATCTGTGGCCGGGAATACTTGGGGACTGCCATCAGGTCAGCGGCGGTGTAGGTGTTGATGTTGATCATGATGTTCCTCCGGTTGTGCGCTAGTCAGACCATCTGTTCAGCGCATGAGTTGAACTGTACAGACATTGATGCTACGATGCAAGCACTTTCTGCAACTTTTTTTGACATCACATGAACCTCACCGAAATCAAGCAACGCCTCGCCGACCGCCGCTTGCCCGTAGTGGCCGAGGCAACTGGGCTGTCTGTGTTCACCCTGTACCGGCTGGTCAACGGCAAGACCCGGCCCAGCAAGTCCACCATGCGAAGCATCGAGAACTATCTGCGCGACACCAGCACGGTGGCGGTCAATGGCTAATCTGGTTCACATTTTTGGTGGCTCATGGTCGCCGCCTCCCGTGCCTGTGCTGGCTTCGCCAGAGCAGCAATTTGAGAACGCTTTGCGCGATGCTGGGTTGGACTTGCCCGACAAGCCTATTGAGTTTGACGGGAAGATGCACCGCTTCAAAAGCGGCACAAAAGGCACGCCTGGCTACGACAAATCGGGCTGGTACATCATTTTTGGCGATGGCATCCCAGCCGGTCAGTTTGGGTGCTGGCGCTCTGGCATCGTTGCCAATTGGCGGGCTGAAGTCAGCAGGCAGATCAGTCCAGCTGATGAGATGGCGTTTGCTCGTCGCATGGCCGAGGCCAAGGCTGCACGCGAGATTGAACAGGCTCGCAAGCACGAAGTGGCTGCGGATGTGGTCGACACCATCTGGAGCGACTGCATAGGTGCCTCACCAGACCATCCCTACCTCAAGCGCAAGGGCATCGCACCCCACGGCGCAAGGGTCACAGGCGATGGGCGGCTGGTGGTGCCTCTGTACGACGCTGACGGCACGATGTCGTCGCTCCAATACATTGATGGCGAAGGCGGCAAGCTGTACCACCCAGGCGGGCAGACGGGCGGCAAGTTTTGGGTGTTAGGGTCAATGGACGAGCCTGGCAGCATTTATGTTGCCGAGGGCTTTGCCACCGCCGCCACGATTCATCAGGTCACCTCAAGGCCGGTTGTCGTTGCATACTCAGCGTCCAACCTTGTGCCGGTGACCGCAACCATGCGCGGCCTGCACCCAACCAACGATTTGGTGATTGTGGCCGACAATGATAAGAGTGGAGTCGGCCAGCGGTACGCAGAGCAAGCCTGCGCCAAGCACGGGGCACGCATGGTGATGCCACCAGACGAAGGCGATGCGAACGATTATGCGCAGGCAGGCGGGGATTTGCTGGCGTTGCTGACGCCACCAGTCAACGATTGGTTGGTGCCTGCCGACTCGTTCAGTGCCCAGCCGGCTCCGGTCAGGTGGTTGGTGAAGCACTGGCTGCAAGCTGATGCCCTGGTGATGGTGCATGGCCCCAGCGGTGGCGGCAAGACGTTTGTGGTGCTGGACTGGGTGCTGCATCTTGCCAGCGGCCAGACCGATTGGCAGGGCCACAAGGTCAAGCCCTGCGACATCGTCTATTTGGCAGGCGAGGGTCATCAAGGTCTGCGTGGGCGCATTGCAGCGTGGAAACACCACCACAACGTCACCAGCCTGTCGATGTGGCTGAGTCAGTCGGGCTGCGACCTCAACACCACCGAGGGCTATCAAATGGCAGCGATGCACATCAGGTCGCTGCCGCGGTCACCAGGCGTGGTGGTGGTGGACACGTTGCACAGGTTCTTGAATGGCGACGAGAACAGCTCACAAGATGCTAAGACTATGCTCGATGCGTGCGCACAACTCATGCACGAATTTAAGTGCACGGTCATTCTTGTTCACCACACAGGCATTTCCGACGAAGCCCAGCACCGTGCTCGAGGATCGTCAGCATGGCGAGGCGCACTTGATATTGAGGTGAGCATCGTGCCGGCCACCAAGAGTGCGCCAATGCAACTGGTGCAGCGAAAGAGCAAGGATGCTGAGCTGGCAGAAAACATCAACGTGGAGCTGCATCAGGTCACCATCCCTGGCTGGTTTGACGAGGACGGATTGCCGGTCAACAGCGCAGTTGTGGTGGCATCAAGTGAGCAGATAAAACCAAAGCAGGATAATAGACTGGCGGCGCATCGACGCACCATTGAAAATGCTTGGTGGTCATCAGGTGCGCCAGAAAGGAATGGCCAGCCGTATATTGAGCGCGGTGCGTTGCTGGATTATCTGGTGAACAAAATGGATGTGAAAGAGGCGTCTGCAAAGGTGTATATTCGACCCTCTGCAAGTGGTAAATTAATATCTGAGCTGCTGGTCTCGCAGATCATCGAACCTGCCGATGGCGGGTGGGTCGTCACCGATCCAGCAGAGGCCAGTGCGATGATGATCAGGAAAAGTGAGAAGTGAGAACTGCCGGGAACTCGGGAACTGGGCGGGAACTGTTCGGGAACAGTTCTGGGGGGCAAAACAGCGCGAATCGGGAACGAACGGGAACACTGTCCTTTAGGACAGTTCCCGAGTTCCCGGAGCGATGCGGGGAAAATTGTTCCCAACAAGTGAGTGGACACTAACAAACTGAAAGGCAAGGATGAGCAAGAACCCAGCAGAAAAAATTGAGCAATGGGCCATCGAACGGCTGGTGCCCTACGCACGCAATGCGCGAACGCACAGCAGCGATCAGGTGGCGCAAATTGCAGCCAGTATTAAGGAGTGGGGTTGGACAACACCTATATTGGTGGATGAGACGGGCAATATTATTGCTGGCCACGGTAGAACAATGGCGGCTCGGCAACTTAATATAAAAGAAGTTCCGGTTATGGTTGCCGAAGGATGGAGCGATACAAAAAAGCGGGCTTATATTCTGGCAGATAATAAACTTGCATTGAACGCTGGGTGGGACAATGAGATGCTGGCGTTGGAGCTGAGCGAGCTGCAAGGCCTAGACTTTGATCTTGACCTGACGGGGTTCAAGCCTGAAGAAATTCAAGCATTGCAGTCACCAGACTTTGAACCAGGGACAGAGGAAGATCAGGGCAAGCTGGATCAGCTTGATCCCAAGTGGATTGCCTGCCCACACTGCGGCAAGGAGTTTGATGCCCGTGAAGCCTGAACTCAAAATTGACTGGGCAACAAATGATGCTGCCAAATTTTCTTGCCTAAATTGGCACTATGCTAAAGCTGTGCCTGTTGGCAAGCTGGTTAAAGTTGGAGTTTGGGAAAATAAAAAGTTCATCGGATGTGTTTTGTTTGGCCGTGGTGCAAACAAAAACATGCCAAAACCATATGGCCTTGGGCAAGATGAATGTGTTGAACTTGTTCGTGTGGCTTTGACAAAGCATGACACACCAGTTAGTAAGATCATGATGTGGGCCATCAAGTTTTTGAAGAAGTCCAACCCAGGGATTCGTCTTATCGTGTCTTATGCTGACCTTGATTCAAATCACCATGGTGGCATTTACCAGGCAACCAATTGGATTTATGAAGGCTTGTTTGGCAAGGATTCAGTCAGTGCCTTCATCATCAATGGCAAAAAAACACACAGAAAATCTATAGATACCCTTGGCGTAAAACAAAGCATTGCAGAAGTTCGCAGATGCCTAGACCCAAATGCAAAAGAATTCAGAACTAAGGGCAAGCACAAATACTTGATGCCACTTGACAAAGACATGAGTGCTAAGATTGCACCACTTGCAAAGCCATATCCCAAGCGGGTGAAGCAGGCGATGACTGGCGACCAGCCAGAACAGCGACGGCGCGACACCGATCCACCCGCTCCATTACACGCAGAACATCAACCTTTCGCGGAGGTTATCAATGGCAACTAAGAAGCCAACGCTTGAAGAAAAACCCCATGTAAAAAAGCACGGAGGCGCTCGACCAGGCACCGGAGGTGCAATGCCTGGCGCAGGCCGACCAGCCTTCGAGCCGACTGATGCAGAACGCAAACAGGTGGAAGCTCTCAGCGGCTACGGTCTGCCCATTGAGCAGATCGCAGTGCTGGTGCGCGATGGCATCCACGTCGACACGCTCCGCGCTCACTTTGCCACCGAGCTGGTGTCTGGCAAAGGCAAGGCCAATGGGCAGGTTGGCAAGACCTTGTTTCAAAAGGCTATGGGCGGTGACACGGCAGCGATGATCTGGTGGTCAAAGACCCAGATGCGCTGG